TATGCAGCAGAACAATACCTGCTGGTTGCAAACGAACTTTACATTGTTCGTGTGGCCGACGAAGCAAACGTCAGCGATGAACAAGCACTTACGGCTCAGGTGGACGTAACGTCTGCGGGTGGCCGTATTGCCATCGAATCCGACACAGAGGGGCCATACGTTTTCGCTCAGGACTCCTTCTTCCGATGGAGACTGAACAGCGTTCTTTATTCGAAGACGCTCGTTGTGCTCGCTGGAACTTACACCGCCGCACAACTTGCCGAAGACCTCAATCTTCAACTTGACGGAGCCGTAGATGGCATCGAATTCTACAGCCACACGACCGACACGAAGATTGGCGTCAGAACCACTTGGGCATATGGCCCGGACGCTGAACTAGAGATGGTTTCCGTCCAAGACGCCATCTACGGTGGCGCAGTGGTAGATGGCAACGTCACTGGTCTCGGCACGGGAATGACCCAAGCAACGATCACGGGCAGCAAAGATCGCTACCCAGCTTCCTACCAAGATGCTGGTGAATACGATCTATCCGGCCTCACTGACATGAACATCCAGATCGTTATTGACGGCACAGACAATGTGTTGATTGATAATGTTGTCCAGATTATTGATCTGGCGGATCTCGAAGGTTCAGAAGTCACACTTGCTGAAGTCGTAAATGAAATCAATTCGCAGAAGAGCGATAATGGCGGATCTCTGCCGGGTGGCTGGACAGCAGTTGCCAGCGGTGACAACCTCAAGTTCGAGACTGATCACCACGGTCGTGACGCCAAGTTGCTCATCAAGCCCGATAGCACAGCAGCAGGCATCTTTGGCCTAGATAGCGTGACCAAAGCAGGCTTGAGCCCGCTTGGTACATCTGGCGATGCCGCTATCGCAACCTATGGTAGAGTCAATGGCGATGCCAACAGCACTGGAGCTTTGAGCTTTACGATCACCGCCGATTCGGCTGGTATCGATGGCAACTCGACACAAGTAGTTATCGAAAATAACATCCGGGAAGGCAACTTCCAGATGCAAGTCTATAACAACGGCGTTCAGGTAGAATCCTGGGGCGGACTTGTAAAGGATGAAAATTCTCGATTCTACGTCGAGACCTACATCGCTCTTGTGTCAGACTGGATCAGAGTGACGGATAACACCGCCAACACTGCTCCTCCTCTGGACGGCACCTACACTTTGACTGGCGGCTCAGACGGCATTCCGTCCGATCCAGACGATCAAGACGCTCTCATTATCGGTAACGCTCTTGGTTTCACAGGTATTTACGCCCTGTCAGAACCAGAACAGATCGATATCGACTTGATTGCCGTTCCTGGTCATTCAAGCACTGCTGTGGTAACAGCATTGCTGGATCTCTGCCAGAACATGCGTATGGACTGTTTGGCGATTATTGACCCGCCATTTGGCTTGACGGTCAATGAGATTGTTGACTGGCAAAATGGCACCCACCCGCTCAACACCACTCGCTTCGACAGTGATTTTGGTGCCCTGTACTGGCCGTGGGTTAAGATCAGAGACAATTATAACCGAGTTGACATTTGGTCTCCGCCCTCTGGCTCGATCATGGCAGTTATTGCTCGTTCGGACCAGTTGTCGGCTCCGTGGTACGCACCAGCCGGTGTGACCCGAGGTGTAGTACCTAACATTAGCGACGTGTTCTCAAGGCCGACGCTTGAAGAACGGGATTTGATGTATGGCTACAGAAACGCCATCAACCCAATCGTCCAATTTGTGGACTTCCAGGGCTTCGTGGTTTGGGGCCAGAAGACGCTGCAAAGACGACCCACTGCTCTCGACCGTGTAAACGTGCGACGGCTCATGTTCGTCATCGAGAAACGCATTCGTGTGGCTTCCCGACAGCTACTCTTCGATCCTCATGACGAAATCCTACGTCAGAAGTTCGTCCGAATTGCGACTGCGATTCTGCAAGAAATTCAGGTCGGACGAGGCGTCAACGACTTCCGAGTCAAGTGCGACGAGGAACTCAATACGCCAGAAGTCATCGACAGAAACGAATTGCGTGCCAGAATCGGCGTTCAACCCATCCGAGCCGCAGAATTCATTTTCATTGAATTCTCGATCCACAGAACCGGCTCGTTCGCTGAGAACACAGAATTCTAAGACAATCACCGATCCCTTGGGGCTTGAAAGCCCCAAGGGATTACCTTTCAACACTAAGCGAATGGAAACAAGAGGTAAAGCATGGGCCAGATGGGAATTGGCAAATTAGGTGCGCCCGGCGTAATCCTAAAAAGAAAGTTTAGGTTCACGTTGGAGATTTTCACTCCTTGCGGAAATATCCCCAAACATTACGTGAAGCTAGCTGCACGTCCCCAGCTTGACATTGATGAAACTGAACTGAATTTCCTTAATGGCGTAACATGGGTTCCTGGCAAAGGAAGATGGCAGCCAATTACCGTCACCTATGTTGATGTTCCCGATCAGGAAATGCAAGGTTTGTATAGTTGGATTGCTACCGTTTACGATTTCACTGATCCAGTGAACTTGCGACAAAGCGAGAAATCCGGTTGGGCCGGTACGGCACTTCTGACTATGTATGATGGTTGTGGATATCCTCTGGAGTTTTGGCTACTTCAATCCTGTTGGCCTCAATCAGTGAATTTTGGGGACTTGGATTACGGCAACTCCGAAGAAGCCACAGTTGAATTGACCTTAAGATATTCAGAAGTAGCGTACAGCAGCAATTGCGGTCCAGCCCCGTCACCTTGTTGCTCTGGCTGTGCCCCGACAACAATCATCTAAGAGATCCGACAGGAGTAACTATGGCTGATCGAAAACCTATGGGAATCGGAGTCATCGGACAACCAGATATGGTGTTCAAGCGAAAATTTCGCTGGACATTTGAAATCTTTGGTTTCTGTGACAACGAGAAAAACATGATCCCGGAGTATTTTGTGAAGATTGCTTCACGTCCGAATCTGAGCGTTGAGGAAACGGAAATTAACCACCTTAATGCCAAGACCTGGATTCCGGGCAAAGCATCATGGGAAACCATCACTGTTACATACATCGATGTGGCCCATGACGAAATGAGAACACTTTGGGATTGGCTCGCTACCGTCTATGACTTCATAGATCCGGTGCGTCTCACCCAAGGTAGCAAGCGAGACTGGGACGCCACAGGCGTCTTGACGCTGTACGACGGTTGCGGAATTGCTCTGGAAGCATGGCAACTACAACACATGTGGCCAACGGGCGTCAACTTTGGCGACTTGGATTATTCTAGTTCCGAAGAAGCCACAATCGAGTTGACCCTTCGTTATTCAGATGTCACTTACAGATCGTACTGCCCAGACTTCACACCGCAGTCTTGCTGCAACGGTTGTGGAAGCAAAGTCAAGAAAGACCAGTACGCTGATTTCATCTAAGAAAGAAAATTGAGGAGTAGCTATGGCTGAACAGATCCCTATGGGGATTGGACAACTGGGCTTTCAGAACCTAATCTTCAAGAGGAAGTTTCGATATACATTTGAGTTGTTCAACATTTGTGGAGAAGATTCTGTACCCCGACATTATGTGAAGCTGGCCGCCCGCCCGAATCTATCGATTGAAGAGACAGAAGTCAATTTCCTGAACGCCAAGACCTGGATTCCAGGCAAAGCTGCATGGGAAACGATCACCGTCACCTACATCGATGTGGCGTCTGCTGATGCAGCGCCACTTTTCAGATGGCTGGCCTCGGTATATGACTTCACCGATCCAATCAACTTGAGGATGGGATCTCAGCGAGCAGATTACTCTGCTACTGCCGTTATCAAGATGTGGGACGGGTGTGGATCTCC